ACGCGAATTTATCGCCGAATATCTCAGTCCCGAATTTCTCGTTCAGCTCCTTAAGGCCGCCGAGAACCCCTCCCGGCGTTCCTCCGGTTGCTAGGCCATACAAAACGCCGGACAATACGCTTTGCAGGCCTGAAAAGAATTTGACCCCGAGAGCCTGGTCAAGCCCCTCGAGGACGGGTCCGGCGATCGAGGCGGTAAGGCGTTCGAAATAATCTTTCGGGTCGAGGCCGTAAACGGTCCGCTTAAGGTTTAGGCCATTGACGACGATCTCGTCTCCCTGCCCTCCGGCCGAGGCTTGTTCAGGAGGGGGAGGCGTAGCAATGCCAGCGCCGGCCGTTCCTCCCGAGACGACGGCGTCGATCTTGTCAATTGCGCGACCGACCGAATCCGCAAAGTCGCCAGCAACCGCGCCGGCGCGCTTTGTTTCGGTCGACATGATATCGACGCTCGTCTTGACGCCGTTCTCGCCTTTCACAAACTCGTCAAGCTCGCGGAGAGCCGGTCCGAATAGGCGCTCGGTCAAGATTTTCCCCTGAATATCGAGGAACCCTTGCTTGAGCGTCTTAAGGATATTTCCGCCCCTGCCCGAAAGGATGGATTCGAGCTCGGCGCGGACGTCGCGCGTAACGCTGAGATATGCGTCTGTCAGTTCGCGACGGCGCTCAAGAACCTCGTTCAGCTCGCGCTCTTGCCTTACCTGGTCGACAATGGCGCGGCGTTGCTCCTCTTTGACCTCTCCGACCCGCTCCTCGAGCTGATAAATGATCTCGAGCGCCCGAGCCTCGTCCTCTCGTCCCGCCGCGATAAGACGCTCGACATTCATCCTTTGCTCGGATTGCTTGAGGAGGTCGTTAAACGGTCGGACAAGCGCCTCTTGAACGACCAGCTTTGCGGCCTCGGCTTCCTTGATCGTTTGCTCGAAACCCGGCGGTTTCCGCTTCGCGAGATCTGCGATAATATCGTCGAGCTCTCGCGTCGCCTGATTTGCTTTGTCGACAAGTTTCGGCGTTTCGTCGAACGCCTCGTTCAGCCGCTTAACCCGCTCCTCGGCTTTCTGTCCGAAATCAGCCAATTGTTGAGCCTCGCGCGCGCCTGAGCCTGAGCCGCGCGTCTTTCGGCCTCCGGTTTTGCGGCCGCCTTTCCGGAACTCGGAGGCGAGCGAGCCTGTGTTGAGCGACTGGTCGATAAGATCGGCCGTTTGAGACTTCGCGTCGGCGCTAACCGCGTCAATTATGGCTTGCTGAAATTCATTCCGCGACACTCCGGCGCCGCGAAAGTCGAGCGTTTCGGACAAGCGGAGCGCGGTTTCCGACGAGACCGAGCCGTCTTTGACCCCTGCAATAATTTGTCGGAGATTTGCGGTCGACTTTTGACTCTGAGCCGAACCGCCGCGGAGGCCGAGAAATAGACCAGCCGGACCGAGCGCGCCGAATCCGCTCGCGCCTGCCTTTAACCGATCGGTAAACGGAGTTTTTCCGGCGCTCGAGAATGCCTCGGCCGAGGATTGCCGTTGCTTAAGAGCCTCGGCGCGCAAATTGATAGCGGTAAGGCGCGCGTTCAGAATGAGGAGTTCGTTTTGCTTGGCGATCTTGCCCGAGGTCTCGTCGAATATCTGTCCAAGGACCGACTGAGCTTGCGACAAGCCGTCGGAACCTGCCTCGGCCGCCGCCGCCGCCTCGGTATTATCCCAAAGAGCCGCGGTCAAAAGGCCGACAACGGTAACGGTCCCGAGAATGATCGAGCCCCAGGGTCCGGCAAGAAATGCGCCGACCGCTCCGAGACGGCCGCCCATTCCGGAAACGGCGGCGGCCGTCTGTCCCGCTTGCTGTCCAAAGACGACGAGCGGGTTAATCCCGAGCGCGAGGCTTTGCGTTATATCCTGAATCTGGAAACCGAGCTGAGTATATGCCGCGCGCGCCTGCCCCGCCGACTGAGCCCCTCCGGCCGTTGCGCGCGCCGCCATTTGTTGAACCCGAGCGTAATTCTCGGCCGAAATCGCGCCTTCTCGATATAGGCGAGCCGCGTCGTCGAGGGATTTGTTCAACCGCTGTTGCGCCTGATAGTTCGGGTCTATCATTCGCATAACATTCGCGAGCGAGGCCTCGCGTTGTTTCTCGGCCGCCGCCGCTTCGCGTTGCGCCTGGGCCGACTTTTGCGTCGATTGCAAAGCGCGATATTCGGCCGCCGAGATTCTTTCTATCCCGTCCTCGACCCGGCGAGCGCCTTGCTCGGCCGAGCTCGAGTCCATTGTTGCGATCATTGAAAGGTCAAAATCGGCCATGCTATCGCTTCCGGTTCCAAACGCTGAGCGCCTCTTGCTCGAGCGTCCTTATATCCTCGAAGATTTGCGGAGTCACCTCGAGACCAGATAGCCGCGCCGTCGCCTCGAGAGCGGTATAATCGAGGCCTATCCGGAACGCGCCGTTCATGCCGGCCGAGACCCATCGCCATTGCGTCGAGGATTGAAAGAATAGAGCAACCGGAGCGACCATGTCCGGCCATATTTGCAAGCGCCGCTCGACCGGTTCCTCGGTCCAAGCGAGCGCCGCCGGGTCAGTGCCGAATAGTCGGCACTCTTTTTCGAATTGAGTTTCGTCGGAGCTTGAGGAGCGCCCGCTCGCCCAGGAGCGAGCGAGCTTTTTTAGTTTCCCTTGCGTGTCTCACGCTTGCCGACGCATGCGCTCATATAGGCGGATTGAAAAGCTCCCCAAAAGCCGGGGACGCCGAGCATTGCGCGGACGTTTTCGGCGTTGAAATCGACGTCGACGCCGGATTTCTTGACGCCTTTCCAGTTCGTGACGAGCTGCATAAACAACTCGACCTCTTTCTCGCGGCCTTTCTTTGCGTCCTTGAGCTGGTCGGCGATCGACGCCTCGGGTTTTTCCTCAGGGTCGAGGCCGAACATTTTAACGGAGAGCTCCGCGATATCGTCGCGGTCCTTAAGTTCGACCTCGATCTTGATCGAGACCTCGGTCTCGACCGCTTCCTCTTTGTCTCCCTCGCCTGGTCGTAAAACGGTCCACTTTACCGGAATCCAAACGAGGGGCCGGTCGGCGAGGTCAAACATGAGATTTCTCCTATTTGCTGATAAAGACGATCTCGTCGTTACCAGCGTTCGGGAGAGCTGTCACCGGTATAGTCATCATGACGATACCTTGCTCCTCGGAGAGCTCGACATTGCCGGAGATCTGAATTTTCGGAATGTCGATCTCGACGATATTCCCCGCGACCGTGCCGTGAACAATGTCCGCAACCATTGTCGTTCCGGGTCGAATCATCGAGAAATAGTTTTTCGAGGTAAGGTCCGGCAGCTCGGCGACAATCTGTCCCGACCAAGAGCGTTCGCGATAAGCGACCTTGTCCTGAGGACCGATAAGCGAGCGATATTGGAGATCGACATTCGCGTTCAGCGCAATTCGCCGCAACGGCAAAGCGAAAGTGTCGAGCGTGAATGTCGTATTCTCCGACGACGCGATAACCGGGTCGGTAATGCCGGAAAGCGTGACCGCGCCGGGGGTCGCTTCCTCGGCAAGGTTCGTCGGAGCGCGACCGAGTAGTGAACAGTTGAAAATCGGGAACTCGTCGTCCTCGATCGTAAAGCCGACATTCATCCGGCAACCGATGGATTTGAGGAGGAGATTGTCCAAATAACCCCAATGCGTCGCCGACTTAACGGTCGAGGTCGGGGTCGAGGTTGCCGATACGCCGGCCGAAACCGAGGCGGCGGCAAAGCCTGCATATTCGAGAGCCTTTTGCCACTGAGCAACGGTTCCCGCCGCTCCGGCGCCGTGCATTTCCATGTCGAACGACGCGCCACGCTTGATCGAGGCCATAAGGACCGGGTCCGCGCCGAAAAACGCCTTTTCGATATTCCGAACCTTTTGATCGGCGTCCATGAAAGTAGGCTGATAATTCAAAACGCGAAGCGCGTTCGCTGCTGTGGTCGGGGTCGAATCGGTTCCCTCGGTTACTTCCTCCTTAAGGAGGATAACCTTTTTATCCCATGACTTAGGCATTTCGGAAAATCTCCTCTTATGCCGTCACGCCGTCGACCGCTTGGTCGTTCGGCTCGTCGGCGGTTTCGGTTTCGGTTTCAGTTTCGTCGCCGCCGGTATCGTCGGCGGTTTCGGTTTCGCTGGCAATCGGCGCGGCGGCCTCGGCCTCGAGCCGCGCGCGAGTATCGGCGATCAGCTCGTCGGAAATTAATCCGTCGGGGTCGGTCTCGATACCGTCCGCGACAAAGGCCTCGGCGCGGAGGCGGTGATTATGCGGATAACCGCTCGCGCCCTCCGTTGCGATGCCTGGGAACCGCTCCTCGACAACGCTTTCG